GCGTTCTTCCAGCCAGTCAACCTGCTTACGCTCGTTCTCATCCTCCATCGAATCGGCGGACGCATCCTCCTTCCGTGCGTTAGTCTTGCGGTTCACCCAGAACGTGACACCCCAGCGGACAGCCTCCAATCCTCCGAAAGCCCCGATTATAGCCAACCAGTCGTTTAATTCCATTTCGTCTATTGTTTATCTGAATTATAAAAATACGCACCTCAAAGGTATCCCTATCCGTTTGCATCATCGCTGCCAAAGCACCGAAATCCATTGCCACGATATGACAATAAAAAAAAGAGCCTGCTACGGAATTTAATCCGCAACAAGCTCTTGGTCTTACACATCTGCAAAGATAAAAAATCACATTCCTGTTTCAAACTTTTTCACCTAAAAAAATAGTAGAAATAGATACATGGTAGAAAGTGGGTAGAATCCTAAGAAAAATATCTTTTGTTCTACCCTATTTTTTGAACAGAATTTATCTGATTCATTTCCAATGCTGTTTCCAAGTTCCCCCGGAACTTAGGCGGATGAAAGGAGATATTATGGTAAAAATGCATAAACTGACCAAGGGTGGACAAACCATTTATCCAGCTACCATCTATGATGCGGTGGTCAACCCCAAGACACGCAAGAGCCTGACTACGGAACTTTCCGAACTGGAAAGTATAGGTACTGTTAATGAAGACACTTTAAACTATGATAATGGCGTGATAACATTATTATCTGGACACCCTTGCTATATCTTTTTGCGTAATGGGAGAATGATCAAATATGAACCGGAGTCAGACGAACATTATGATATCGCCAATTATGGAGCACTGGTTTATGATTTGTCTGATAATAAGATAAAAGCCGTAGTGTATAATGAAATAAGGAGTTCTCATAAGGTATTACTGTTCAGAAATTCCAAAGAGCCTAATTTTCTCATAGGTGGCCAATGGTATAACAGCTATCTGCAAAGGATTATCAAAGATAAGAGGGAACAGCTGGAGAATAAAGTGGCAGAGCTGCAGGACGTAACGTTCAAATTTAATAAGATAAGCACCTCCGGTGCACGTACGGGCAGGATATCCTCCATCGACGGATCAATTACAGCAGGTAATGAAAGTCTTTATGTGGAGTTTGATGTCACAGAAGCGAAATCAGTCCAGTTCGAGGCTTCAATATATTCCGGAAATTTTGGTTATGCCTTTTTTAAAGATGAAACATTCCTAGAAGGTGCAAGAACAGATGCCACCGGAGTTCTGATAGTTATAAAACCGTCTGGTGCCACTAAAATGAGATTGTCATGGAACAAGGCTTTCGTCACTAGACAGGCCATAATTACTGATCCTTACAGCATATTGTCAATTGACAGTTTGAAGAATGAAATTAACGACTTCAAGAAAAGAATTGACCGTTGTGATGCCGATATCACAGATATTAACTCCAATTTTTTTATAAAGACGGACGCTTTGCTGGTTTATGACAACCTCGTGGATTTGGACAGGGTTGAGCTGGAGAGGTATGTCCGGGCGAACGGTGTGGAGGGATCGGCCTTCAACTGGTGTAGGACGGATTATATTCCGGTGGAGGAGGGGCAGATATACACAGCCTTTGACTATGTGACTACACATGTGGCTCTATATGATTCCTCAAGGACCGTCAGGACGGATGTAACCTGGCAAAGCGGAGAGAGTATTCCGTCAGGAGTGGCCTTCATACGGTTGAATCAAAGTTTTTCAAGTACGACAACCGCAGTAAAGGAACTTGTGAGTTTGGCACTGATCAAGGGGAAAGCAACTATAAATCCCGGTTTTCTACCTGTCTTAAACTCTGGGAAGATCAGGCTGCCCGGAGAATATGTCACATTCAACGACTTGAAGGAATATAATGTGAGGCCTTTTGTGGGAAAGGGGCTTTTTTGTGCTGGAGACAGTCAGACAACATACGGACGATACTTTGGAGAGTTACTAAGGGTCACAGGTTTGAAAATGATAGGTAATACGGGCAAAATGGGTAATGGTGGCACATCCGTACAATTACCCGGTTTTTTGAAACGGATGGACTCACAAGGGATGATCAAGTGGGATGAAATAAGTGTTTTTACTATTTTGGTAGGGGGGAATGATTATGGAAGCAATACAGAGAAAGGTTCATTTTCTGACAATCCCGGGGCTAACACTATTTATGGAGGCATCAAAGGTGTGATAGACTATGTGTTGTCAAAACGAAGCGACATTGTCATTGCAGTCTTTACCAGGCCAGAAAGAGATAACGTTGAGAATATACACAACACCTCTGGGTATTGGTTCACAACCAAGATACTGAAAGGTGTTACCCGGATAGAATATACGGGAAATGTGGAGCCAAGCAGAGGTTGTACAGATGGAGGAGTGGCCATTTCCGGATACAATGCCGAAGGGGACTTTGTAAGAAATCTGCTGGAGGCAAAAGGCGGCTCCTATAATGGGGAAATGATAACCGTGCCGTCGGATTGTGCCGGAGTCAGGATATGCTCAAAAGGAAGTGGAGCCGGAGAGGTTTTCGAATTCCGGCTTACGACAGACGGTACGGATATTGAGAATGGTCTGGTATTGACGGAAGACACTATTGACAGATACAGAGAGAAGTCATCCTATGTATTACCAGAGGGATATCTACTGAACAACAGCTATTATAATATTTATATCTGGGAGAACGGATATTGCGACAACAGAAGCTATCACTACGCTCCCGGTCCCAATTTACAAGGTAATACTATGTATGACATAGGTGAGGCAATCTGTGACTGTGCAAGAAGAATGGGAGTTCCCTGTCTGGATACGCATAATTTATGTAATGTGGTTCATGGATATAATCTGCGGAAACTGATGCCTGACGGAACACATTTTGAACAGGAACTTGCATCTAAGATAGGACGGTTGATGGGAAATTTTATAAACACTTTATATTAATTGATATGATACGAGACCTAATCATCAGAATAATAAATCATTTGTCCGTAGAAGTACATCCGGATGCGGAATGGTTTTAGAGTTTTGTAGAGTAACTTGAAAATCTGTTATCAACGGACCAACAGGATTTAATCTGCTGGTCCGTTGGTAACAACTTTTCGAGTTATCTATTGTTATGGTAGATAATAATCCCCGGTTTCTATTCTTTCTCCCTCCACATAACCAAGTTCAAGCAAAGTATTCCACATTTTAACAGCCCAAATATAGGATAATAAATTATTCTGATGAATTTTATCACTGCCGGGCCAAAAGAGTGTTTCATAATCCGATGCTGTATATTGACCTTCTATAATACCTAACGCTTGTCCATCATAAACTGCTTGTCCTTGAGTATAAGCGCGAAGATTGATATATCTTGCACCAAAACATTTATTAGCTTGATAGACTAGCTGATTAGTTGTAAGGGACAAGGGCGTAGAACAGACAATATACTTCTCAGAAAAATTATTAGCCGATGAACTGACCATATTAGCCCAATCTTCTTCTGACTCGTATCCATAATTCTGACCTGTAAACCATATATGAGGATAATCCTTGTCATCATACAATGCAGCGTCAAAAAACACATTGCCTACACCTATTTTTGTTTCTCTTCCTTCTTCCAACCTTGTAAATTCATACAATAAAGAGGTGGCTAAGCTGTCAAAATAAATTTTTCCTTGTTTTATAGGCAGCAGCTCACTGCACTTGAATAATTCAGAGTAATGATATTGTCCCTTACTATCTATATAGCCATCTCTTGTTGCATTAGTTTTAATGTCCACCGTATCTTCGTTTATTGTAATATGTGGTTCTCCAACATTTGGATTATTTATTGTGAATGTATATTTTGTCGCAGTAGATGGAATTGAATGGGTGCCAGTCTCGGATAGACTTTTTATAAATGTGCCATTCTCTGTATAAAATGCTATACCAACAGCGTCAATGGCTTGCTTTGCCAAATTTCCTCTTATACCATTAATAACTACCTGTACGTTTTGCCCATCTGATATAGCAACATAAGGTGTGTCGTGATAAATTCCGTCACTTTTTATCCATGCGCTTTCTAAAGCACAAATAACAGGGCCTTTGGCTGGTATAGTAAACTCACCTTTAACCCTTATACCTATACCTCCTGCCCTTGTTAAATTGCCAATAGTTTTTTCGCCACCTTGGCATCTTTGAATTAATTCATATCCTGTAAATTTAAATATATTATTAAGTTGTTTTATTATCAATGCACTATTATTACCACACAGTGAATCTCCTACTATAACAACTCTTTTAGGCTTAGGCTTTTCAGAAGAAATTCCTGCTTTATAAACAATGACACTTGGTTCTCCAACAGCAATAAATTCATTATCTGAAGTAGATTTTGTCTGTAATATAAGTTCTAATTTTGTATATTGAGAATAATCTGATGTGTTGATAGTTACTGGTCCTGTTCCGTTTGTTAATTCATAAATTACATTATCATCTCCATACAGTATAAAAGCTGACAACCTATTTGTATTATTAGACAGACTACCATTATTAGATAGTCCTTTAATAGTAACTGTATCATAATTAGATATATCTAATTTATCTGTGCTCCATAATTTTTGTATTGAATTATAACCTTGAGTTGTTCCGTTCGGTTGATTTGCCCCCGTAAGCCATCTTCTTTTATTCCAAGTAAAAGAATTAAATATATCTATATTATCTGCTCCAGAAATTAAATAATTAATTTTTTCTATTTCTGTGGTATTAAATTCAACAGAATCAGATAAATTATTAAAATCTTCTCTTGAAGCTACAGAACTATCCATTATGACTATAATACTTGAATCATTTTTTGGAATAAATTCATCATCTGAAGTTGATTCACATTGTAAAATTAATTCCAGCTTGGTATATTGGGAATAGTCTGATGTATTAATAATAGTTTCACCACTTGCATCTCTAATTCCTTTAACAAGGGTATTATCACCATAAATACATATACCATTTAATGCAGATGCACTTGTGCTTATGGATGAGCCATTTAATAATCCATCGCAAATAATACTATCATATTCTGAAATGTCAATCCTTGCATACCAAATTTTTTGAACAGCATTATATCCCAACTCCCCACCATTAGGTTGATTTGTTCCTGTTACCCATCTTTTTTTATTCCAAGTAAGGACACCTATGACATCTTTCTCCAACCCTTCTATTTTATTTATAGAAGATTGAATAGATATAAGTTCTTCAGGCTTAACTACTTTAGCTTTGCTGTTGGCAATAACAGAAGGAATTATAGAATTATCTTGTTTTGCTTGAATAATGATGTTAATATTGCTTCTGTCGGAATATTTATCCATATTAATAACCGCAGAACTACCCCTCAAATATTCTATTTGTTCGCTACCACTATAAATACTAATTGAAGGGAAAATATCAGAAACGTCTACTTTTTCTGATAGTCCTGACATTTTTAGAGTATCGTAATATCCTACATCTGTCAATTTGGTATGCTTATAATTTTGTTTTTGAATACTATTACCCGCAGACGAATTTGTTTCCCAATCCCATGTGCCATCTATCCATACTGTATTTTCTGTTATAAGATCTTTATCTATAGAGCCTTCTATTTGTGTCTTTAAATAAATTTCCTCATTTTCTAACTCTGAAAGTTCCGTAGTCAGACTTTTTCGTGTATTGGGGTTGACCACCGCATCATAGATGGTAGCCGGGAATATGGTTTGTCCACCCTTGGTCAGTTTATGCATTTTTACCATAATATCTCCTTTCATCCGCCTAAGTTCCGGGGGAACTTAGGCGATTATTATTTTATGTAACTATTTATTTAACTATTCAATCATTCTTCCTCTTCCGGTGGCAGAGGAGGTACAAAATCACTCAGCACATCATCATACTCATTATCCGACAGAGGGACGCTCTGCACTGCATTGTATGCGGCATAATCCGGATAGGACATGATCTCTGCCGTGCTTTCATCCGTCTTTCCGGCAACGAGGATAACACCTGTATTCTCCACCGATACAAGATTGCAGATACCATCGGCAAAATCAGCATCGGAGAGATAGTATTCGCGTTTGACCGACAGAGTGCCGGGACGTAGTCCATGCCTGCCAAAAATGACCAGCAGACCACCATCATCAAGCCTGCGGCAGTTCTTGTACCCGTGCCCGTCAAACTCCGCAACAACACACCCCGACAGGACTGTGCGGTAAGTAAACCGGAAGGGAGTATTTATATCTCCATTCAGGCTCTTCTCTATGATTTTAAAATCGGACTGATAATTAATTCTTATCATAACTCTTATAATATTGATGTTACATCGTCTATCTCCTCGGCTGTCAGGTATCCGTTCAAGTCAACACTTCCGCCACCTCCTGTCGTGCCTGTAGGACTCCATTTCCCCTTTATCTTGCATTCATATATAGGGCCCGGTATGGTATCCCCCACAATAGCCCAGTCACCCACAACAGGAGATGGAACAGCCTCTTCCAGCAATTTAAGAGTAGAAAATAATCCCTTGTTGCGGATACCGTTCTGCTTGACCTTTTCTAGTTCGGTAGAAGTCTTACTAAAGTTGTTGTTAAGACGGTCTGCCGCCTCACTCCAAGTACCTGTCTTGTTAATACTATTCAGTTCCATATCACTTCTTTACTTTTAAAGTCCCGTTTGTCACGACTCCTTCTACTGTCTCATATTCCACATATACCTGACCTGACGAAACATCATCTTTCCCCGGCCAATTACTGCAATCAATATTGGCCACATGCTTATACACACCCACTCCATTATATACCGGTTTCATTCCGACTAACAGCGTTTCGCCTTTAGAACCATAAAAGGATACGTTATTGGGATTAAGAATGATATCCGTATTTTCTACATAATTCTGTATTCTGATACGTTCCGGATATACAGTCGTTTCTAGTATCAATTGGTCCCCTGCATATTTCCGCAAAATCAAATCACCATATTCCCATCCGTCCGATGATGTGTCGAACCTTAATATCAAGGTGGTATGTCCTTCAGTCGTGTACATTTCAAGAGTATTTTTATCCGGATCAATGACAATGCGTTTCCCGTCAACAGATGTTTCTACTTTTCCGCGGAAAAATCCGCCCAAGGCTTCAACCACACCTCTGAATTTACCGCCCAAAGCATAGATATATCCTCTCAAGAACACATCACCGCCATGAGTCGCAACAAAGTTCGCCATATTCGCCCATTCTTCATCGGTGGGTTGATAATTCGGATCATTACGAAACTTCATTACGGTCAGAATCGCCTGTTCCAGTTTTCCTCCTGCCCAAAACGCCACATCATCATCGTCATTGTATATGCCGCTCACTCCGGCGGTGACCTTCTGCATCTTGCCATCCTTGTAGTTGCCCAGTTGGATCATATTGGCAAGGATCAGACCGCCAAGAATATCCACAGAACCATCCTTGATCGCACTGGCGATATAATTAATCGCCTGAAAACCGGCCATGGACTTGTCGTTATCAAGAATTGAAGGCTTCCAATCGGTGGCGATGGTTCCGCGCTCGAGCTGAAGATCACAAACGGTTGCGGTACCACTGATAAGAAATATACCACTGCCATTGAAGGTAATTTTATGAGTATATCTCTGATAAGAGGATGTGAGAGGCTGAGAAACACTGAAAGAACCGCGCGAAACAGACACAGACGTACCCTTTCCTTTGTAACTGACAACATAACTTTCTCCTTTAATCAATGATACGGACTGGGACAAACTACCGATTGCGGCAGAGTACCCGGAGCCGGCAGCACTATCTGCGGATACGGTAGCCACACCCGTCCAATACTTTAATTGCTTGCTGAAAAGCTCGGTATCCGCCGATAGCTCGGTAGCGGCAGACAGTTCCTCTGTTTCATAATCTCCCGTAAACCCGGAATTACGCAACAGATTGACACTTCCGACAGCCGCATTGTCTATCGCATCCTTAGCCTTTTGGGCCAGATCGGCAGCCGCCTGTATCTCATCCGGCAGACCTTCCATATTTCGCCATCCGGTAGAACCCTGCTCGATATGGAACATACCCTTGATATCAACACCGCCTTTTTGTGTATAACGGATGTAAGTGCTCTCATCCTTGGCACCGATATAGGCATCACCATACACATTGATATAGGCGTGTCCGGTGGACTTGTCAAAGCCCAGCCCGATGACTTCTTTCCCGGCAAGAGAGAAAGAGTTGATACCTTGATAGAAAATAATGGAAGGCGAAGTTTCATTAACAGAAGAAAGGATTATAGCTGCCTGACGAGTGATATCCGTCAAGTGTCCCAAACCAATAATATCATCACCAGCAACCGGAATATCACTGTCCTTGTCGGCATTGGTTTTGCTCAAGTCAATATAGTCAGCTCCTACTCCTGTCACCTCGCGCCAGTAGTAGCGGTTGGATACATTGTGAGATGTTCCTTCTTTAATATTAAATTCTTGAGATAAAGCGAATGTACCGACTGTAAATTCGTTATTGATTGTAATACCATCGACTTCCGACAAAAAAAAGCAGCGATAGCTCTCATCAAGTTCCTCCACACGGACACACTTCATTCCGGCCGGAGATATGATCTGCTCACCACCAACATGCGTTTTCTTTTTCACTTCAAGTTCATCAAAGACAGCCTTAATCTTCACATAAAGCCGGTCAACAACGGCTTGAGAGGTACCATCTTCCAGTACAGTAATTCCACTACCATTCTTACCAACCAAAAAACCTTTCAGGAACGTGATCAGCTCATTAGCGATATCTTCTTTATCTTTACAAAGAAAAGTTTTCAACGAGCGTAATGCGGAATACACGTTATGGTCTGTCGCCGGGGTTGAGTCGTGGCTTCCAATCACATACACGCCGCTGCCACCACCGCCCGTATAGGTCTGTCCTTTCAGGGTAAGGCTCTCAACCTTCTCCTCCAGCTCGCCGATACGAGAATAAGAGGCGGTTTCCCCAACAGTATAGACAGGTGAGTCAAAGGGATAGTCAAGATTGAATTCAAATCCGATAATCCTTGACTTCCTTCCGTTCTCGAAATAGGCTTTGTTGATAAGGTTGACCTTTTGACCAATGCTGTAGAGGTTATGAATGCCGTCCTCGCGGTATGCGTCACCGGACATCATCGTGCAGTCGTAAGTACTCGGGTCAACCTTTGATTTGGAAGCGTATTTTTCCGTCTTGACCTTCAGTTCCTGTTCTGCAGCACCCACAAGCCCCAGTTCGGTTATTTTCGTGCTGTCCCAGCCGGATAGTACATATTCATCTCCATCCTGGGGAAAGAGCACATCGCCGGGAAGCGGTCTGCCGTAGTCCTCATTCCTGACTATCTCCCAAAGCTGTGCATCGGGATTCCAGCCGCCGTCCTCCAGCTTCTCCGGCTTTCCTTCAGGATTGAACTTCACGGCAAACTCCAGACCGTTGAGAAGCCCGGACGCGAAACGTATCCTCAGCTCCTGACCGGGGAGGATATATTTCTCAGAAAAGTTAACACCTGTATCCCTGAAACGGTAGGCATTCCATTTTTCCTCAGTGGTTGTGCCGTCCTCATTCTCCACCTTGTCCGTCACCTCGATGGTAGTAACATCCGACATGGTGCCCGTTCTTCGGGGATAGACTTCATCGAAGATAACCACCTGTTCAATGGCTTCCTCGGTGGTCATATTGGGATAAGCGTCTATGTACGGGGTTCCTTCGGGTAACATCAGCCTGCGCTGCACCACACCGTTCACAACCACGGTCTCATCAACCGGACGGTAGTTAGAAGGGATGTTCTTTGTCGAGCCGAAAGCATAGATTCTTGTCGCATAGGTGGACCGGGATTCAGATCGTGGCATTTCCTGCACGTTTTTCTCGATCTCGAAGTCCACCGCGTCGCCAAACTCACAACGCCCGAAATGGATTATATTCTCGGTTATCCAGCACTCACAGTCCCATTTCTTCGCCATCTCAAAACAGGCATCAAGGATGTTGATGTTCTCATAAGACATCAGTTGTGATTTGTTCTCTACCGTACTGTCAATGGAGAAAACAAAATCCTGTCCTTTGTATGTGTAACCAAGAGCCTTTAAATTTCTCAGGACTATACCGGCTTGTACGTCAAGCGGGGCAGTCAGGTTCCAGGACGCCTCCTGTCCGGCCGTCTCCGGGGTATATTTGAAGATTTTGTTTTTCCATTTCCAATAGTAAGCGTCAAATCTTAATTCGTAATCGTAGCCAGCGGTATTGGTATTGAATGCGGGCTTCTGCAAGTCGCACACTTCGAACAGTCCGAAGTCACACTCCATGTATGAACCAAGTTTGAAGAATACAGGATTCTCCAAGGAGAACTTTAACATGATGTAGTCCTCTTTCATCAGAGTGAACTTACGCTTACAGCCTTCATTGATCAAAGTTGTAAGCAGAATAATACCGGATATGTCTTTGATGTCGATTTGTTTCATGTCTTCAAAGTTCGGAGATAAAAAAAGAGTACCCAATTTTGAGCACTCACATACACGACAATAAAACCAATGTCGTGAATTAGCTTCTGTTTGCCGGATTATTTCCTTTTATTCCGCACATACAATAAAGTCTTATCTTTTGTTATAAGACACTCGCGAATCGCTTTTTGTGTCATTTCCTCGCCAAACCTATTATAGAATAACTTTATGGTACAATTGCCCACACCTATTATTTGAACTAAATAGGGTGTGTTATCCACACCCTATCATCTACTTTCGCCCTTCCGGGCTCGGATTTGGCTCGTTGAACTTGGCTGAAATCTTTCCAAAAGTTCGGTCTAAACTCTGTGCGTAAGTGATACTTTTACCGAGATAAATCAGATGATAAATCTCGCTACTATTAGCCGGGACTTGAATATCAACCTTACCTTTATAAAGCTCATTGAAGAAAGCTTTTTTCTTTGATTGATAATCAGACTGAGAATTACCCTCGATAGTGAACGAAAGAGTTATTTCCCTCTCATCGACTTTAGGATTATTGATTATTACCCGTTTCCCATGTTCAAGTCGGCTTTTGTTCTCAATAAAATCCTTCATGGGAGCGGATGCCCCAATAACATCAAGAAACCCCTCTCCCATTCTCACACCCCATGTTGTATAAGCGTTTTCGCCATTAATTAATAATTCATCCATAGACTATAATTTTGCTGTATTCTTTTTAACTTCTGCTATATCTCTTTGCATCTGTTGAATAGGTTTGACGATTGCCCCTGTATTTTCTGAAATCTGTACCAATTCAAGATAGGATTGCGCTATCAAATCCCGCGTATCATCAGCAATATTTCTTGTTTCCGTATCTATGGAAAGTAGAGCATCTGCTTTTACTGTTAGTAGATTAAGTGATTGAGATTGAATAATATTCTGATTCTTTATTTCTTCTCCTGCAATCTGCAATGCTGTAAACCTACCGTTCAACCCTTCGCCAGTATCTTGACTCATTTCCTGAAAACCTTTGGATGAAGCTGACTGGGATGTTGATTCTTGCGAAATCTTATCATATCCGGTTGCTGCGGCAAGTTCGTCACGGAGCTTCATGGCTTCGTCCACATAACCCATGTATTCATCCATCAGCTCCTTACGCTCATTATTGTCAAGC